AGAAGAAGGAACTACATCCTTGATGACCGTAGACTTAGCCGGACCGACCATAATCGCAATAAGATAGCGGGTGGCTTCGTACGCGGGGATAGTGATTGGCTCTGGTTTCTAGATGACGATACGGTCCCGCCACAAGGCGCCCTTGAACACCTATTGGCTATGCGGCGTCCCTTCGTGGCTGGCTTATATCATCTAGCCAGACCACCGCACAATCCACTAGCATACATTCGGGATAATAATGGCATGTACGCCTCCCTCTGGGAGTACGAACATGGCACTATTGCGGAAGTAGATAGCGTCGGGATGGGTTGTACCCTGATACAAAAACGGGTATTCCTGGACATCATGGACCAGTACATCGAGTTTCAGCGCCCGGACGGTAGCATCGTACCGGTTCATAAGGACGATGTGGATAAGGACAGTAAAGACCTGAGTTTCTCCACGAACGGTATGGAGGCTAAGGTAGAGGCGATGGTTCTCCATACGCCGTTGAAGCATAAAGCAGATGATGATCCGCGTGCCTTTCCGTTCTTTGCGATGGAATACGGGCGCACCGAGGACCACTTCTTCTGTGAAATAGCGGGACGAATAGGCTACAAGCCGGTGGTGGACACTGCAGTAGTGTGTCAACACTGGCGTGAGTTCCCGCATGACAGGAAACAATTCGTGGACTATAAGGACAAGCACCCAGAGTTACAGTCCGGGATAGAGGGACTAAACTAGGTGAAGGTTCTTGATGTAGGTTGTGGAGACAAACAACAATGCCGCACTATATTTCCAGACGCGAAGATAACCACGCTGGACATAGACCCGGAAACGAAACCGGATGTGGTTGCGGACATAACGGAACCGCTGAAACTGAAGCGGAAGTTCGACGCGGTGTTCATGTCCCACGTAATCGAACATATACCCCGCCTACAGGTGGTGCCGACGTTGCAGAATGTGGGTGCGGTCCTGCGACGCCAGGGCAAGCTGTACGTGATAACTCCGTCACTGGAGTGGGCCGCACGACAGATAATCTACGACGAGGATCTGCATGTCTCTGTTCTGGCTAGTGTGTTCGGGAGCCAGGATAGTCCGTGGCAGTTCCACCAGTGCGGGTTTACAATGATGCTCCTGCGCCAAGCCGTTAGAATGGCAGGGATGCAGGACATGGAAGCATATCAGAGCAGTTACACGCTAGACATGGAAAGCGGGCCGGTGAAGGCCCAGCAAAACATCGTAGTTGGATGGAAGGTGAGCGAAAATGGCAAAAACCCGTAAGCCCAAGTCGAGTGGTTTCGTAGCCAAGAAACTACCGAAGAACGTCACGGTGATAAAAGGCACGCCGTTCATTACTAAAAAGAAGAGCCGCAAGTAGTGAGCCAGACGTCACGCAGAGCAGAATTGAAGTGGCGTTTGTTTCAGGAAAGAGGAAATACTTGCGATTACTGTGGCAAAGATGGGGCAACCGACATGCACGAATGGCTTATAAAGCGTAGTGCGGTGCCAAAAGGAAAACAGCAGTTGAAGATATTCGATGAACGTAACTGCGCCTTGCTTCATCATACGTGCCACTTGGGAGAAGGACAGACTAAGGCGATGAAAGAGAAACTCGCTAGTGTCTTTATAGACCGTTATGGTCGGGGTCAATTGCTGGAGTTCGTGACGGGTCTTGAGTTACGCGACCCCAGTCACGCCCAGTTCCTGGTAGGTGCATAAGATGTACAAGAAACCGGGCAAAAAGAAGAAACGGAAATCCCGAAGGAAAAAGTAAATGGCTGTTACAGGACAGAACGTAATAGATAGACTAGACCAACTATTCGACGATACCGCTAATGCGCTCTGGACCACCACCCAGAAACTATCCGCAGTAAACGCTGCTATTGATGCAGCTTGGCCCGCCATCAAGGACGTGGACGTGGACAGTAGCCAGACCCTCGCGTCTTCTACGTTCGAGTACACACCTACCGCCACCCCGGAAGTGGAGTGGGGCTTCTCCACAGCATACGTTACGCTGGCGAATAACCCCAAGGTTCTACTTCGCAGGGTGCGCCAGAGGCAGGACGGCACCACATGGACAGTGGTTGTGCCGTCAGACCTAGCGGCGGAGTTTAGTGGCAAGACCCTGCACCTGCAATATAACGACAGGGTAGACCGTATTAGTGCCGCCACCGAGTCGATAGAGTTGCCGTTGGACTACCTCTCGAACTACGGTGCCTACTGGCTGTGTATTTCCCAGACCACGAAGGCAGCGCACTTCGATGTCAAGCCGTTCGCAGAGCTAGTGGGAGAGTTTCGCCAAGCCGCCGAACGCAGTAAGTTGAGTAATCGGCGCGGGGACATTCCACACATGATCGGCATAGGCCACGACTACGGGGCGGGAGAGTCCGCTATCGGACGTTACGGCGAGAATATCGTCACTAATCCCTAGTCATGCCTACTGCTGGCGGTTCCCATGACATCACCCTGAAGAGCGGTGCTACGACCTTCGGGTTCATGGTCGCTCCGGGTGAATACAATACCGAGCGGGTAGATGACTTCGCGCCCCGTATCGCCACTGGCACGGAGGCCAGAGTACGGGAAGGTTTCTGGGACGCATGGTCCCAGACCGGTATGACCGAGGGCATTGACCAGCTCACATTTGCCAGTGATAAGAAGGTCTACCGCACTGACGGTAATATCTTTCCTTTTGTAGACGAAGACATAACCCTGCACTCTGCGTGGAGCGCCACGGACAGTAGCAAGGTATCCACAGCACCTATGATCGTGGACTTTGGCGCAAGCACAGTTCTGGCTGCCATAGGCACCAAGGTCAGGCGCACCACCGATGACAGTACCTGGACCGACAGCTCCACCACGCTGGGCGCAAGTGCCGTCTGGCTACACCGGCACGGCAGTAACGTATTTGCGGCGGTGGGAGACAGTGCTGACCTTTACCGCTCCGCTGATGGGGACACCTGGACACAGCCTGCATCGGGACAGAAGGCTAGTTGTTTCACCACCTGGGAGAAGCCGGACGGTAATGTTTATCTGGTGCTGGGGACAGGCAGTACGATCAAGACTAGCACGGATAACGGTGCTACTTGGGCCACAGCCATCAATGTAGGGAACCCGGAAAGTGATGTCACGGGATTAGGCGTGGCGTTCGGACTGCTAATCATAGGCAAAGAGGATTCCATATTTTGGTATGACGGCACCAATCTGAACGAAATTACAGGCTTTTATAACCAGAAATATAGCGGCAACTGCAAGGCTCTCGTCTACCACGACGGCTTCCTATACACTCATATTTTAGGCCGGATCGTGAAGATAAGCCTATCGTCAGGTGTTATTAGCAACATGATAGACGTGACACCGCTAATGAAGGGTGACGAGAACAAGGATCTGCACGGTCACGGTATTCCTATCTGGCTCTGGAGCGGGCCTTTCCATCTTTATGCCGCATTTGACCAGGGCGAGAGTAATCTGCCCGAAGTGCTGGGGTATAACGGGATAGGCTGGCACCAGATGTACAGGGGAACAGCCGACGACACGATGAAAGCGGGTGGTTACTCGCGTAATCTTGCACGGTCTTACCTCAACGACGGCGCCACACGCAGCCGTAGACACACGACCCTGCGTGACACTCCACATGCTAGTTATCCTACTACGGGTAACTTCGAGACATCGGACTTCGATGGTGGGATGCCCTTCATGCTCAAGGCGTTCAGGGACGTATCGGTGGATGCGCGGAACCTTGACACGGGCGATGGGCGCAAGATCGCCGTATCGTATTCTACGGATAAGGGTGCGAGCTACACCGCTCTGGGCGACGTCACGGCAGACGGAAAGACGGTCCTGCCGTTCAGCGAGTCGGATATTACGACTACTAGCAAGCACCTGCGCCTCAAATTCACGCTTACACGCGGGTCAGACAGTACCGAAACGCCGGTACTGGAGCGTTTTACCACCAGTTTCCTGCTCCGGCCAGACCCGATACGGGCATATCAGGTGGGACTGATCCTGGGTGGTACCCGTTTGCGGGACGGAACTGCTGAAACCAAGACCGTTAGAGAGCAGTTAGAGTTCCTAAAAGAGCTGGAAGGCAGTGAGAACCCGGTCCGTTTTGTGGATATGCTGGGTTGGCAGCACCTCATTTACGTCACAAAGACCTCTGTATTGCGCCCCAGTGAGGAGCAATTAGCAGCCGATAAGGACGAGCGCCAGGCTCAGGTGGTCATGGTAGACGCTACGAGCGGGCCTTGGCCGCAAATATCGGTGCCGGTAGCTGCTACGGTAAGCGTGTCTGTAGTAGCTACTGACTCGCCCCCGCCGTGGGACAACTTCAACTGGGACTTTGCGGAGTGGTAGAATAGGAGCAATTAACTATGGCAACAAGTTTAGTAACGACCCTGGGGCTTACAGCCCTTGCAAACCAGTGGACCGGCCTGAGTAGCCCCACCACGATGACCCACCTTGCGGTAGGTAGTGGTACTACCACACCTGCTCTGAGTGATACGGACATAGGGACTCAGATAGGATCGCGGGTCACCCCGGACACCAAGTCGGTCAGTGACGGCGTGATAACTGCGGAGCATTACTACGGGACGACGGAAGGTAACGGCACTATAGCCGAGGTAGGACTATTTTCTGCCTCCACTAGCGGTATCCTGCACGTTCACGGGCAACCGGCTGCTGCGGTCACAAAGACCACCAACAAGACCATGCGTATAACCGTGACGATCACACTGGCTAATCCGTAATGCCTAGAAGGTTACTTAGCAGTCCCCGCAAGGCAATATCAGCACCGCGCATCTTCATTAGAGCGCGAAAACTGGGGCGCATTACCAAGCCAGACCTGCCCCCAATTGACATAGTTCCAGGGCTAAATAGCCCCGAAAGCCGCATTTACAAGGCGCTAAAGGAGTTAAAGATTAACTTTGACGTGCAACGAAATGTGTTCGGTGGTAGTATACTAGGGGGTGCAAGAGCCGACTTTCTCTTGCCTGACTACAAGATAAATCTTGAGTACCAGGGACCGTTCCACGGGATAGCTGAGGGACGTGCGCGTGACATACTGAGGAACATAGGTTTGACCAGTAAGGGCTACCGTGTGGTGGCCTTATTTCAGCAGGATCTAAAGCGCCTGAAACCGCGTTTGTTGGAAGTCATAGGAAAACCAGTGATGGTAGGAGTGGGAACATGACAATAGCATCTGATAGTACCGCACTAGCTGCAGACATCCTCAACCACGCAGACGCGAGTGGTTTTCCAAAGTGGAAGAAAGGCGATGATTTAACCAGCGCCAATGCGCTGTCACTTGGTACGGATGGCAATGCCTTTGACGTAGCTGGCACAACGGAGATCACCTCTATTTCCACCAGGGGCGTAGGGGCAATCATATTACTGCACTTTGATGGTGCGTTGACCCTCACCCACCACAGCACTAACTTGGTGCTTCCAGATGGAGAGGACATTACCACCGCCGCCGGAGACATAGCCGTACTACATGAGTATGATACCGCAGACTGGCGACTTGTTTCTTATAGTCGTGCAGATGCTGCTAGTGGTGTGCTAACTGTGGCTAATGGCGGCACAGGCGCGGCCACGCTGACCGACGGGGGCGTATTACTGGGTTCGGGTACGGGTGCAGTCACCGCCATGTCGGTACTAGCCGACAGCGAAATGATTGTTGGTGATGGTTCAACCGATCCGGTAGCCGAGAGTGGTGCGACATTACGCACATCTATCGGTGTCGGCACTGGTGATAGCCCGCAATTGACGGGTATAGAGCTAGGACACGCTACAGATACAACATTAGCCAGGGCTAGTTCAGGCGATGTAAACATTGAAGGCAACATAGTGTACCGTGCAGGCGGCACTGATGTACCCGTAGCTGACGGCGGGACAGGTGCTTCTACCCTTACTGATGGGGGTGTACTTCTAGGAAGTGGCACCAGTGCGGTAACTGCCATGAGTGTATTAGGCGATAGCGAGATGATAGTAGGCGATGGATCTGGTGATCCTGTAGCCGAATCAGGAGCTACGCTTAGAACGTCTATCGGTGTAGGCACCGGCGACAGTCCCCAATTGACAGGTATAGAACTTGGTCACGCCACGGACACGACCATTGTGCGTAGTGGCTCTGGTGACATTACCATCGAGGGAAACGCTGT